AGGATTGCGTCTAGTGTCTGGTTAGCCATCAAAGACCAACTCCTATACAAGCCATAGGCACTAAGTCGCCATTGGCAATCGCCTCACCGTGTTGGAAAAGGTGTCCTACTTTCTTCGCTGAGTTAGCGGAAGAAGAAGACACATAGCCGTCAGTTGTTCCGACATAAAGTGGAATTCCGAAGTCTGCATCGTTTACGGCTATTGCCATGCACTTGACGTAGACTATTCCGCTAAGAGGGTAAACTGCTACTGTTGCCGACTCTGCGCCGGTTCCATCAATTAGTGCGCCTGCCGCATCTCTTTCGGACTCAGCCGCAGATACGCCTATTGGCAAATCTGTCACCCCATCAGTCAGTTCAACACCGCTTCCGCCGGACTTTAGTAGAAGTCCCTGCGAAGCGATACCTGCCGCCTCATTGTGTTCTGTATTTCTTGTTTCATTTAGTGCCGCCATTTCAAATCATCTCCTTAATCTCTGAGTAGGACTTTGCCCTCATCTCGTTCTCAGTCCTATCGAGTGTTCCGTTCCATGCCCTTGCCCAAGCGTTGTATGCCATCTCGTAGACGCCCTCATCGGACTCTACCATCTTACCGTTTAGGTAGTTGGCTACTACACTCTTAGGTGCAGGGGTTTCGGATGCTACTGCGTCAGTCTCGGCCATTGGCTCGGACTCCACAGGTTCCATAACCACAGGTGAAGGCTCTGGGTGAGCGCTCTCCCATGATGCAATCAAACTTCGGATAGTGTCTGCCTGTAGGTCATCGTGACCCGACATTCCCATTTCCGAAGCCGTCTCCACAAGAGCAATTCGCTCTTCCTCAACACGAGCGTTTTCTGCGGCTTCAAATTCTGCCACTCTGCTCGATGCGAGAACGAGTTCTGCCTTTAGAGACTCAATTTCGGCTTCAAAGTTTTCTGTCTGTATATTTTCATCAGTCATAGCACTCACCAATTCTGCTTCGTTGTCTCCCCCACTATGCGAATGAGATATAAAGGTTGCTTGCGACTCTATTGGTTTTTCAATTCTACGAACACTTTCAATATTGGCCCGTTCATACGCAGGGCGATGGACTATAGCCAAATGGTCAAACGAAAAGTCTTCTCCAAATACTATTCCGTCTTCATCAGCCTTGATGGGAACACCAGAGCCGCCGATACTTACGCCGTAATCTTCTCGACTCCAAAGGCCGGACTCTAAACTTGCGAATAATTCTGGGCGTGTGACATGAGCAACATATCTAACTTCATAGCCGCCCTCTGTTCGGAAGAAAGACGCACTCTTAATGTAGCCCACTACTGCTTCTTCTACTCCGCCATCCATATTTCGTGTGAAACCCGGCCCCCTCTTAGAAGCCTCTGGGTGATTTAGGGTCACATCTGCGCCTTCCATTTGTTTAGCAACAAACTCAGCGCCTTCTGCGGTCAATTCCCAATTGTTTTTATTCATGCCTTCGTGGAATGCTATACCCCTTATTTCTATTATAGTGTCTCCGGTAGATGCTTCTACTATAGCCTCTATTTCATCTACTTCTAGGTCTAAAGTCACGGCAATCGTTCTGCATTTACCATCTCGCATTTCTTTGCCGGGTGGACAAGAATCGTGGTAAGATGCTTCTTCATCTTCTTTTTTCTTTTTGTAGCCTTCTACTTCAAACTCATGTCCTTCGTGTGCTTTCATGCACTCTTCCCTAGAATATCCCATCTCTTGACAACGTGACATATATTCATCGTGTGTCTCACCGTCTTTAGGTGTGGGTTCTGCGGCTTCGGCATTATTCATACAAGAGCCGTGTTTGGCACAAGCCGTTTTATCTCCACAGGAAGCGCAGTATTCCATCTCGGCCTTTTTCTTAATAGGAATGCAATTAGGCACTTTTCGCCCATTCTTCATTTTCATTCCGTATTGTTCGTAGCCAGATGTGCAAGGGTCATCTTTATCTTTTGCTTCTACATCGGAAGCGCATCCGCAAGGCTCTTCGCCTGCTTCAACCTTTGGCCCACTTCTCCATTGTCTGCAAGACCAATAGCGAGCCTTCCACTTTGGGCCGGGAGAATCGCAGTTATGTCGTGAACGGAATGACTTTCTTCTTTCTGGGTCATCTCTTTTGATTTCCATGTTAGGGTCGCCAAATCTTACAAGAACGACATTTCCCTTCTCATTCTTCGTGTAAACACCAAACTTCTTAGACTCGCCCTGTGTTCTAAAGGGTTTGTTTAGTGTGACCTTCCGACCTTGATATTCTGCCGCTATTGCGTTTTGATTATCATCAACCATATGCTCATTCCAATTTTCATAGGCTACTGCCTCACCAGAGCAACCGCATCCGCATGACATGATAGCATAAAATCAGAGTTGATTTATCAATTATTCGTGTGAAGTGCCGCTATAACGAAAAAACTCAATGATGAACCAATACAAATAAAAGCCACTTTAATAAATATCCATGTGCTTTTTCTCATGCCTCTACCCTATACCAAACCCCATCTTGAAGAGTTTCGTTGTAATATACTTGATAATGGACATTTAGGGGAGTTTCGTAGGGCTTGTCATAGAAATCAAGATACTGATAATCCCATTCTTGGTGGTAAGTGGTAAAGTTATCTTCTACATGGAATAATATACTTTCGTTTGAATAATCCCAAGCATCTATAGTAATAAAGACCGTCACATTTGCTTGACAGGAGAAATCAACGTCAAACTCGTTGTATAGAGATTCGTTGGTTTCGTTCCAATAGGAAAACACATCATAGAAGTAAGCATAGCAATCATCCGTGATTTCTTCTTCTTCCTGTGGGTATTCACAAGACCCATCATCGTGCGTTGCAGATTCGTTGTAGTTTAGTGCCGTAGAATTGGTGCAACCGTAAACTGCGTCTTCCATCTCAAACTCATCATACTCAAAGTCAATGGTTAGACTTTCAAACAAGTCTATAGAACCATTGGTGACTTCCACATACGCTCGATGTGTTCCTTCACTAATATTTGCTATAGTCACTACAAATTCATGCTCATTCCGAAATTCGGGACTTGCACCCGCTTCTGTTTCTCCATCCATAGTCACATTATAGTGTATAGTGTGTATAGAATTGCACCATGCCATATCGAGAAGATGAATATTGAATAGAACATTATCCTCTATAATATAATGGTCGGTCATAAGTCTCCAATCTTCGTCACAACCGTCAAGGTATGGGTTTAGGTCTGGGTCATCCTCAACGGCGTCTACTAATGTGTCTACTGCAAATTGGATAAAGCCCACTTCGTTTAGCCCTGCGAGTAGCATGGCTATTACAGAGCCAATGGTAATCATCAAGGTTCGCAATTCTTGGAAACGTGCGTTTAACTCTTGGATGATATTTTGTTCCTCATCTCCGCTCATAATGTGCTTACGGCGTGTCTGATTCTTCAATATTGTTGCCCGGTTGGGAATTTTCTCTAGGTAATTCACCCGGCCCTTGCATCATGGGTTCGGGCGCTTCTTTCCGCTTATCGCCCTCATCCTTTTTAGCCATAGGTAAGTTTAGCATATCTAATGCTTGGTTTAGGGTAAGAATACCGGAGTCATATCCCATCGTGACTCTCTGCATTACGTTGAGTGGAGTTTCACTATCCATAGCGTCAAATACAACGGCGGGCAATTCAGACTTCTTATGCTCGATGCCGAGTAGGGTTAGGTGCATTGAAAACAAGTCACGAGAAGCCTGTTGTAGAACCTTGTGCATTCTGCTGATGGCTTGCACCGCCCACAGGTTAGCATTGTAAGTAGCGGCGAATGTGCTACCCCTCTCCTGTCCGGCGGCAACCCTCGGAACCTGTAGAACGGCGGCTATGTCTGCGTTTATGCTATCTAGGAATTCGCTACTGTTTGGTATGGCGTTTTCCAAATCAACGTGATGAATTTCAACGTAATGTGGCAGAACGGGTATTTGGTCGCCCCTCAGTCCTTCAAACAGAGAAATCACATCATCCATAATCTTAGTGAGCCTATCGTGTTGCTCTGCGGGGTCTTGGATATGCTCAATGGCCGTCTTGTCAATAGTGATGTATTGCTTGGTCATCGAATCTTCTAGCGAGACTCTATTATTAAGACTATTATACTTCATGCGTATAGCCTGCTTGAGAGCGGTAAACCTAGACGCCCCCCAGATACCGTAGGTCTTGCGCCCTTTATTATCTGTGAACCAATTGCTTCTTGCGTCAATCTTGGTGTGCATTATCTCTGAGGCAGGTATGGCCTTCTCATAACTCGTAGCCTCACGAAGCATATACGTCACAGGCTTGATGACAGGATTATCTTTGTCTGCTACGAAGTATGAGCCTACGCCACCCCTCTCATCTACAATGTTTACCTGCGTGATAGGTAGGTTCTGTAGGTCTGTAATTCCTACGCCCTGCTTCCCAACAATCTTGTTAATATCGTTGCCGTATACCATAAGGTTTCTCATAGAAGTAATCAGTATGTCATCGAAGTCTAGCGTTTCTTCTACTAGGTCACGAACCGCATTTCTGATGCTTGCGTTGCGCCCTCTCTCGTAATCAATCTCAAAATGGTTGGCCGTTAGGCTTACTGCTCTCACGGCACCATTCAATTCGGGGTCTAGTTTGAGCATCAAGTCAAACATATCGAATTCGTTATCGTAATTACTGTCTTTGTTGAGTTTTTCCGTGTCTCTTACTATTTGTGGTATACCTGCTACTGCTTGGAATGTCTTGTTGGTTGGCATTCTCATCGCCGTCACCTGTTCTTCCTTGTTCCTTCCTAAAAGCCTATCCACTATGCTACGCTCTGCCATATTGTGACCATAAAATAGATGTTCCATAAAGGTTGCGTTTTATTCTTTTTGTTCTTTTTTGGCTTTTCTGAAAGAATTAATCGTTATACTGCGCTATTTTTTGTTATTTTTTTATTTTTTTCAAAGACGTTTTAGATAGAATAAGGGCAACCTTCTGAAAAATACTATTGAAGAAATTGAAGAAATAAATTACAGGCTCGCAGTATCACGGTTTTTTTCTTCTGAGATTATTGTTTTTTACTGAGAAAATAAGACCAAAGCGAATGTTTTTAAGCGAAACTATACACCGTATGTTCAATGGGGAATTACCAGAGCGGCGGAGACGACCTAATCAAGAAATACGCAGAGACTAAAATCTTTAAAAGCAAGAGTGAGTTTGCGAGATTTTTATACAGTCTCGACCCATCACGTTCAGTAGACGCATGGCGCCTTAAAGTGCTTAGGTGGGAAAAGAGGGGCGGTAAGATAAAGCAACAAGAGACTGTTGCCAAGAATATGAACGTCTATTACGATAAAAGTAATGATTGCTATGTATCTGTGATGGATGACTCTAATGAGTTAATTAGCGTAGACGGTGATACGCATAGAGCCATAAAGAGAGCGTATTCTAAAGACGGTGGCAACCTAAAGGCGCACGAAATCGCACGAAAGTTTTCTCTGCCCGAAAATTGGGTAGTCTCGTATATACGCAGTAATAATTGGACACACGGCATGGATATTTTCACAGATGAGGAAATCTCTGTCAAGAGTCTAGGCTCTCTAGTAGAGGATGCTATCTCCGAGAAAAGAAAGAACGTGCTAGAAGAAGCAAACAGAAAGTATTGGCGTCAGATAGAGCGAGATGCCAACAAATACAGACTGTTTGACGAATTGATTCTCAAGGAGTTTAGAGAGTTAGTCGAAGAGCCTATGGATATTCCCGCATTGGTGAATCTGCCAGAATCAGACTCACCATACGCACTTGTGGTATCTCCTACCGACCTACACTACGGTAAGGGTGCGTGGGAAGATGAATGCGGCGAAACTTACAATCTAAAAGAGGCCAGAGCCAGACTGATGAACCAGACTTCTAACCTAGTGAGTAGGCTACCTGCTACCCCAGAAAAGATTATCCTAGCAACAGGCTCAGATTGGTTCCACGTTGATAACGAATTAGGTTCTACTACGAAAGGCACACCACAGGACATGGCGGCGACTCCGGCTCAGATACTTCGTGACGGTTGTATGCTTGCCAGAGAGCATATAGAGTTATTAGCGCAAGTAGCGCCCGTAGAAGTTATCTTCATGCGTGGTAATCACGACAGACACACTTCCTTGTCCCTAATGATGTATCTTTCAGCAGTATATGAAAACAATCCCCAAGTCACAGTATCTACCGGACTAGAATTGAGGCAGTATGTCAAGTGGGGCAACAACCTTTTAGGGTTTACACACGGAGACGGTGTGAGAAGCAGTAATCTGCCTGCGCTCATGGCTACAGAGTCAAGAGAGGATTGGGGAGATACCGAGCATCACACTTGGTTCCACGGACACCTGCATCACATGAAGCAGACCGAGAAAGACGGTTGCATGGTAGTCCAATTACCTAGCCTAGCAGGTCACGACAGGTGGCACTACAGAAAGGGCTTCACTCTCAACAGGGCCGGACTATCGGGCCACCTAATAGACTATGAGTTAGGTGTTATAGGCACTTTGTTTGCCCCGGTGGTATGATGTGGACTTCTGCTAAGTGTGACAATTGTGGTTGGTTAGCGCCAAACATCATGTTAGCGAAAGCCGAGAGTGGTATTTGCCCTCATTGTAATCAAAAGGCGTTGAGGCCAAGATGAGTTTCAATACAGACTTCTCAATGGCTCGTTCCCGCAACGATGTGGAATACTTCTATAAGTGGCTTGGCTATACATGGGGCGACCACATAGGCGAATGGATGAGAATGTATGGTGACAAGGGCGATGTTCAAGTCCACAGGGTTTGTATTATTGCCCCTCGTGACCACAGTAAGTCTACTACTTTAAGGGTTAAACTACTTCACTCTGCGTTGTTTGAGAAGTGGAGAGACAAGGCTTTCACTTGTTGGCTTTTCTCCGCTAGTAAGGACTTGGCTATAAGAAGACTAGAGGAAATAAGGGAAGATTTGAAAAGACACCCGCAACTTAGTAGATACTTAGATACTAAGCGTGGAAACAAACTTGAATTACGATTTACAAACGGTGCGTGGATTAGGGCCACTTCTGTTGGGTCTGCTATTCGTGGTGAGCATCCGGCGTGTATTGCCTTTGATGACGTTCTCGATGACACAGGTGATATGAATTACGAGGCAATAAGGCATTGGTTCCGAAAGAAGGTCACACCGATGCTCAGTCCGGGCACTTCTATTTACTGTGTAGGCACACCTATGAGCATGGTAGACTTGTATCATACTGAGATGCTAGATAACGACACATGGAAAAGCGGAACATGGGCTTCTGTGTTGAATTGGGATGAATACAAGGAAGACCCAGAGAACGTGAAGCCCGTAGAGTTATGGCCGGAGTTTAGACCCATTGATTTCCTACTAGAGCAGAAAGAGGCTATGGGAGAGTTGTCATTCGTGCAAGAATACTTGTGTAAGGTAGTAGACGATGAGGCTTCGGTGTTTCCTCGTGGACTTACCCGCAAGAATCTCGATATAGACGCTATAATACAACCAGAAAGAATAGAGGGACTAAAATACGGTATAGGGTTCGACCCCGCACACGGTCTTGGTAAGGACTATAGCGTTATGGTAGTATTAGGCCAAGACGATGAAGGCTACATACACTTCATAGATATGTGGCGTAGAAACGACTTCCCGCCAGACAGACAGGCAGACATGATGATAGAGTGGAGTAAGAAATACAAGACTCCCGCCTTCGCAGTAGAGTCTGTGGGCTTTCAATCTCTCTACGATGGTCTGATTTCCCAGAAAGGGGCCGTCATTGACTATAGGGAGAGCAAAGTGAGCAACAAAACTCTGAAACAGGGACTTCTGAACCGCATGAGGGTTTGGTTTGAGAGAGAAAGGTTGGTTTTTCCCTTTGGCAACGATGAGACTAGAGGCAAAGTTAATATGCTACTTGGGGAGTTGGAGACTCATGCGTGGAGAGAGGGTGAGATTGTGGATTTGGGGCGACACAACGACTGTGCTATGGCCTTCGCCCATGCTCTCGACCTATTTACTTACAAATCGCCAGATATGCCATCTGTCTTCAAAACCATGAATAGGGGAGAATGGCAAGGCGGGCAGTATACAATTAACAGAAGTGATAAATCTTTTGGGGGGAAAGTAATTCGTGGCAGGTAAGAAACCAAATAACAAGAGAATGACGCATAGCAAAATAACAGGCGTGAAGTTTAAGAGACAAGACCCTAGTGTGCGTAGGCATGGGCCTAAACACAAGAGGCTCGTATACCAAGAGGCAATTGAGTGGGCACTAGAGGAATACTTCGGTAAAGAAGCCGGTTGGCTTTCCTCGGCGCAGATTGCCGAAATTGCGAACAAGAAAGTAAGCAACCATTGGACTCAATTGAGCGGTTTCTCTGTAGGGGCACTTCTCAGAACGGCAGAAGCCAACGGTAATGTCATCAGCAAGAGAAACGGGACTACAGGAGTAAAGGCTTGGAAGTTTATAAAGGGCTTTTGAGAAATTTGGTCAAAAATTTTGAGAGGCACTAACCACAGGAACGCACTAGCGGCCGTGATTTTTGGCGGTGGTAGGTCGGCCCAGATGAGGCCCGACCTGTTGATTACAGGCCACGGAGAAGGGCCAGAATGACCCTTCCCCGCTTACGTCTTCCCCCCCCTAATTTCAATCGTTTAGAAGGGTTCTAGGATTGGTTGAATATCTCAATCCCATTACTCTGAAAGTGTCGGCGTAGATTGGGTGAACGGGGATGATTCCGGTCTTCCCATTTGCCTTCATTCCTAGAGTGAATATGGTGGTGCCTAGATGGGGTTGGCTAGTGGTGTGAAACCTCTGGCTTCTGTCGGTGAACCTGTAGCCGTTGGACTTCTTCGATACCATCCTAACCGTAGCAAGGTGCCATAGTCCGTAAGTCTCCCATTCTCCGCCAGAGTGAGCGCCTGCTTTGCTTGCTCTGGTCTTTGGGGCTTCTCCTAGAATGGCGGTCTTCCCTGCTTGGTCTGGGTTTGCTAGGCTCTTTTCATGGGTGGTGGTCACATGGGTTCTAACTTCCCACTTCCCAGACCATCGGACAGGAAGCCCCTCATCTCGGTGCTTTCCGAAGTGGTCACGGCATCGGTTCCCTACTCCATTGGGGGCATTGGCGTTCTGGTCTAGGAATCCGCCACAGATACAGACGGGGCGGGCTTCTGGGGTCAATTGGGTTCGGCTCGTTTCTCTGGCCCAATTCCAATCAACGAAATCAACGGTGGTTAGAATCGCTTCATCTGGCACATAGTCGGGTATTTTCAGATACTTTCGGCGACCATCCACAGTAAGACCATTGGCTCTCAGTAGCCTTCTTTCGTGGGTGTCTAGGCATTCGTTTGCGGTTATCGTTTCTACTCTGTTGGTAAACAACATACCCCTACGGGGTCGAGCATCCGGTATATACCTTACCAACAAATGATTCATGATTTCACCGATTTTTCGACCCTCAGATTTAGCCGACCAATTTCATTGAATTTCGGATTTTTCCTAGACCAAGAATTCAACCTCTGGTTGTATAGTGGGAATCTTACCAACAAATTTAGGCACCCACACGGAAAAAAATGTCTTACCAACAAATTTGAAAAATGGCCCTTACCAACAAATAAAGTAAATTTTGGTAGGGGGGAGAACCGACCAAAGAAATTGCTTACCAACAAATAAACTCCCCCCCACCTTAGAATCTTACCAACAAATTAACCCGTTGTCATAGCCCACCAGAGCAACACAAACACCACCAGAGCAAACCATTCAAACACCATGCTTACCAACAAATGCCACTAGGAAGAATGCACCCATGCTACCGAGACTCAGCAGGCTTACCAACAAATACGTCTTGTGGGCGGATTTCAACGCATACCACCCCCCCACGGCCCGTAAAGGCAAGCCATCCAACCAGAGGGCATCTCAACCCATCGCCTACCAACAAATATCCGTCTCTTTGGGCACCAACGCCACTCTATCTGCGTCTCGCTTACCAACAAATCACCACCTCGCTCTCAATGAAGATGTCTGGGTTGCTTCGGATGAAGTCGTTTCTCGTCTCCATGCAGGTGAAGTTTGACACCCAATTAGTCGGGGTGCTATCGCACCACCTAATCTGAATCAGACGGTGCTTCTCTGGGTCGAATCCTACGTCTTGCAGGGGCCACACTTCGGAAGGCTTACCATTCATCTGCGGTTCACCCTCTTGAATGACACTTGGGCCTTACTGCCCTGCATATCAACGCTGACCTCTAGCCTCTGACTCTTAGGGGTCTTGGCTCTCTCCCTGTCTATGAGGGCGAGCAATTCTTCCTGTGATGTTATCCATCGCTTCTTCATGCGGAGTCACACTCCCATTGTTTCAGTTGGAGAGCGAACCTCTCCCACATTTCTTCTTTGGTTTCATGGTTTTTTGCCATATCCGAGCCTAGACGCCCCTACTATATTAACATAGCGATTTTAGGATTCACCTTACCAACAAATGGCCCTTACCAACAAATTTGTCGGTATGGGCACTTTTTCGCAATCTTACCAACAAATTTTCAAAAAATAAAATTCTTACCAACAAATTTAAAAAAATAAAAAAATCTTACCAACAAATTTTTGAAAAAAGACGTTCTTACCAACAAATATGACGATAAGGCCGGTCTTACCAACAAATATAGGGCTAAAAATAAAAATCTTACCAACAAATAATTACTATAATCGTAAATTTTGCCCTTACCAACAAATATCTAGGATGCAAAATGAGAGGGCGAGGGGCCGAAGCCCCCCGCCCAATTTTTGCGTATCTGCCCCATCAGATTTCCCCATGATTTTAGCCGTTTAGAAGCGAATACAGCGTGTCTAAACGAGTAGGTCTAGGGCGGTAGCCCATGCCTTCCTCTTGTGCCTCTGTCCTGTCCCTATGAATGCGGATTCAGCCCTCTTGAGATTGGCCTTCCCGTCTTGGGTCGTAATCCAATCGTGGTCAATGTAGTCGGTGACTACATTCACCTTCTGCCAGAGGGTGCCATCCATATCCCCAATTTGGTTCTGCTCTTGGGTTTCTAGGTCTAGGAGTGAGTCTAGGATGTTGTTTCCTCTGGTCGCCAATCCGTGAGGATTGTCGGCCGTAATCCTGTCCTCATTCCTGTCGAATGGAAGCACATCCAGATAGAATTCAATTCCGTCTTTCGTGTCCATTTCGACCTTCATCATTTCAGATGCCGATTCTGCCCACTCGTCTAGGAGTGTGTTGGTCATTCCGATTGCGCTAATCATCTGCTCAATCATCTCATCCATGTTCTTAGTGTGTCGCACCGTGAACAAGTTTCCAACCTTCCTAGCCGTTGCGAGAATCATGTTCATCTGATTCCCACAAGCCTGCCGAATGCAACCCGGAACTACTCGGATGCCCGATGACCCGTCATGGGAATTCATCAAGGTCATGTGGCTCTGAATGGGTTCGTTTCCATTGATTACCACTTCATCCGGCAGTTCAAGATTGAACCATGCCTTTTCCCCGTTGCCGACTACGCCCACCGTGTTCCAATTGAGATGACTAGTCTCAGTCAATCGGTGCGCTAACTCTGCAACCTCGTGGTGTTGCTTGACAACGTAGGACTTGCCTACTACGCCAATGCAATCGCCTGTGTCCTGTCTGAACACACCCCGATGCTTCTGGGTTAGCATGGTGCCCTCAGAGTCGAAGAGACGCCCTATTTGGGCATCCCAATCCACACCTGCATTTGCACATACTTCTTTCGCTGTTTCGCCTTCTGCTTGGGTTCCGTAGGAACCCCACATCTCTTGTCTTACCATTTTTTTCACCTTTATTTTATGACTCGACTAAGACCGTTTGCTTAGGCAAATCCGAGCCTAGTTTTTAGCCCTAGACTCGGTTGATTTGTCCGTTATTTTTGCCCGCCATGAATCAAGGGTTCTAGCCCTCAATACGCTAATGATTCCCGCTACGGTCACAGCCTCGTGGCTCTGGGTTGCCCCATTTACTATTAAGGATATTGTTAATTTGCGTGACTTATTTGTTGGTAATATTATTTGTTGGTAAGCGTTTTTTCACCGTTATTTTATTTGTTGGTAAGATTTGTTGGTAGCGCCAGATTATTTGTTGGTAATTTTTTACTCGTGAGAGTATTCTTACCAACAAATTTGTTGATAGTAAACCCGCAAAAAAATAACCGTAAAAATAATGTGAAAAAAGAAAGGAAAAAAATACCCTTCAAAATAAAAATAAAAATTGTAGGTGGTAAGACACCTTACTTTAGCCCTAGTAGTTAAGCGCCCCTGCTAAACTCAAGGTTTCTCATCCTACGCTCTTCGGCAAGCCCTTCCTCAAGCCACTCAAGGTATCTATACCAACAGGTGGGGCAACGTGCGCCCCCCTGCTCGCTATACCACTCCTTGTCGGTGGTGCAATACTCAAACTCCTGTCTGAGTGTCACGTTGGTTGCGCCGCAGACGAAGCAGGCGTCTTGGTCATTCGCTGGTATTACTTTAAGCATGATATTATCATCCATGCTCTGGGGAGTAGGTCTGGCTTTATAGTAATATTGGTGCCTTCTTACCAACAAATTTGTTGATAAGTATTTTAGCCCGTAAAAATATTCGCAAAAAAGATAAAAATAAAAATAACCTTTAATTAGGTATAGTCATATAAGACCACACCCAGATTAAAAATAACCATACTAATACTGCTTCAAACATTATTCTTCCTCATTCTCACACTCCCACTCATAGACGCTCGTTCTGTATGCGATAGGGTCAAGCAAGCGCAACGCCCTTGAAGCGTTATACTCAAGATAACCTATTTTAACGGTGGGAGTTATTTCATCAAACCATTCATCAAACTGTCTGTTTGCTTCTTCCATACTATCACCGTTATTTAACACGCATCCCTAAAGCGGGCGGGGTCGAAGTTAATATTATAAGCGCTAAAGAAACGAACCATCATTTCTTGAACCTCGTGCTTACTTACTTCAACGGGCATTCTTCTTATTTCTTCTGCAATATGTATCATGTGTTTTTTACTGACCATGATTAACCGAGGCGGCCTGCCCTCTTAAGGGTTTCGATTGGCCCCCTTTTACCAACAAATTTGGCGATAGGCTTCCTTACCAACAAATTTGTTAATAAGGGTGGTGGAAAAAAATACTTACCAACAAATATGTCGGTAAAAAGAAAAAAACTAGGGTAAAATTAAAATTATCTAGTGCAAAAAAGAAAGCGAGTGCCCATCGCCACACTAAGGTTTCATGGGTAAAGTTAATGTTGGCTCTGCATCTGAATAAAAATAACAGTTAAATACAATGTAGTTAGTAAGTGAGTTTTACAACACCTGCTTTCAACATTACTATAGGGTGCAAAAAAGACACTAACTTTAACCCCTGTTATCTTTTCGTGTCTCTTGTCGGTCTTTATAACGGTGATAGTAAAATGAGCGAGGCTACACAATCTTTATTAAGGCGAGGCGTTGTGACTAAAATATGGCAAAAGACATACGGGACACACCGGCTTGGCACAAGTGGCTAACGAGCAAAGAGGGTTCTTGGGAAGACCTAGAAACTCTTATCGCTAAAAACAAGAAGGCCGATTTGGTGGAGACTATTTTTAACATAATAAAAGGATGCTGATAGTATGAGAAACGATGACGGGACTTTCAAGGCTAAAGATAAGCAGAAAGTCGAGGCCGGAAGAAAGGGCGGTAAAGTTAGTGGTGAAAGTAAAGCGAGGTTCGGTGAGAGCAACGCTCGTTTTGACCCTAAAGCAGAAAGGCGCCCCTGTTGTGGCGCTCATGCTAAAAGAAGTCACAAAAAGACTTGCCCCAACCACAGACTAAATAGAATAAGGGGTATAGAAAGAAGCCTACGAAGTGATGGCTTGACTTCTCAAAGGGAGATAGTGATGAATAACTATGCCCGTAAAATAAAAAGACCCGACTAGGAAGCGTGGCGAGCCACAGGACTTCCGAAATCGGGCACCCTTTTTATCGTTAAAAAACTTACCAACAAATTTTGAATCAAAAAAATAAAGGTGAGAGTAGGGGGGTTCAAGCCCCTTCCGCCTTACG